CGCTGCTCCTTGCGAAGCAAATCGTGCGTCACCAATATAGAAGACACCACCCCATTCATAATATTTGAAGCCATGTCAAATCTGCTTAACTCTTCAAGTTTTTGAATTCTGTGGTAGCGTGACGGCAATGCGGTTTGAAATCCCATATTGTCGTTGTCGCCTGGAAGAAGTGCAATGTTTGCAGGGGAGTAAATGTACTTAATAATATTGGAAGAACCTTCTTCAATGATTTTTGAAAGGCTCTTGAATTTGTGTCCATCTAGAGTTTCATAGAACAGAAATGGTGTGTAATCTTTTCCTGTTTTCGAGAATGCCTTGTTCGTAAGCCAACTCATTGCCTTGAATGGTGTGTACGATAACGGCAGCACAAACGAATAATTGTCTGCTGTGTTTTCAATATCCAACTTGTTCAACCACACCGACTGCGGAAAGTGCTTGGTGAACACCGTCTTTATCATTTCTGATATAGATCCACGAACAGAGTATCCACAGTATTCGGAGAAGTTAAAGTATCCTCCTTCACTCATTAGGTGCAGAACATACTGCTGAGTCTTGCCTGTAGAATCAATCACTAGAGAGTCTAGTTTGTATATTCGAAACACCAACTCAACAGGCTTTAGTGCATTAATATCTGACTTAAAGGTTATTTCTATTTTCTCTTGTCCGCTAATAGGAAAGCGTTCTGGAAAATTGAATGCGTCTTCAATGTGTAGTTTTGCAGTAATATACGGAGAGAAGATGTCCTCGTAGATTTCAATGTAACGAAATAGACTAGACAAATCCACACTACTTCCGTTAATCAACGAGTGCATAACAAACTTTTCTAGTTTGTAGTCACCCGCCTTCATGTTGTTGTTTCCGTATCCTGATTCGTCTGCCATGATTAAATCCTCAAGAGAGATTCAAGTTCGGTCAAGGCAGTCTTCTTGAAACGAGGATGCAGCACCTTGATGGTGCGGCGAGCGTCGTTCTTTGTATTTTCGTATATGTAGTTGGATACCGCATAAGTGTTCACAGCCGCACCAGAAACACCCAAATATTTACCAATGTAGGTTTCGTAAAAATCAACATTTCCTGATGCACTATAGCCCTTTCCATCTGCCGCTAGACGCGGATATTCATCATCTACATGACCAATCACTCCACCCACAACAGAGTAACTTCCAGTCTGTTGACTAAGTGGATCCACAGTAAACTCGGTGCTTGCGCCACACAGACCACCAACATAAGGAATCTCAAAGTGATGCACTGCTGTGTAAGACGGATCAACTCGCTGAATTTTCACAGGGTATTGGGTTCCACCCGAAACACCAATCGTGGCAGAACCAGTGGACGGTGATGTACCGTTCACAGTGAGTTTGCATAGTTCAGGAAAGTATTCCAAAATAGTCATACTATTCCCACCCTGAGTAAGTGTTGCCCCACTATCAACTGAAGAATTGTAGAAGAAGGCATTACTTGTGGTAGAAATATAAACAGAATAGCCACCATATTTTTTCTGTATATACTCTTCCAATGCGGATCCCGACATATACCATCCGTGATACGGATCAATAATATTGTTTGTCAGGAGAATCAGCCAATGGTACCCAGGATCGCCGTAGACTCGTTCTGCGATGTGTTCAGGGCGTTCTCCGTCCTTGATGCTGTACTCCATGAAAACCGCTTCTGAGGTCATCAGGTCTTCGCTTAGAGCAACTCGCCGCAACAGATTCCGCACAAACACATAGCGGAAATTGTTTCCGTCTTTAACAGGATACTGTAGTAGTGGAAATTTCTCAAAATACATCAGTAACCCTTATCTATGGCTTCGCGGGTAAGAAGTCCCATTTCAGTGAACTGAAGTGAGAATACAATTGCCGTTGGAGAATTGTCTTGAAACGAACTGTATATGGAGTTTGGTGTGTAGTCAACCGATATAGCCGTCAGCGAGCATCGACCAATAGACGGCAAATACTCATTCTCAACAAATCCTGCCGCGTTTGGACTAGGATTACTAGACAAGAAACGAATTTCAAACTCACCAGGAACACGAAGAATAACCTGAACCTTGGATGAATCATCCGATCCTGGTTCATTCTCTCGACTAGGGTGAGCATGATAACGGAAAGTCTCGATGATGTTTCGTACTTGCTCTACTTCATCCTTTGTCTTGGGATAGAACTCCCAACTAAAGTTAAAGTTTCTAAAGTCTTTCTGCTTAAACAGTTTTTCAAGACGAGGATTAACCACTCGTCCTGTTCCAACAGCACCAGCCTGACCACCGCCAACAAGTTCTACGCCTTTGTTTAGTGCCAACTGAGCGGCTTGTTCGGTGGTTGCAAGTGGATTTCCCAATGCATCAAAAAGACCACCCGCCATACCCATGCTAGGATCTTCATACTGAAAGGTGTCTTCGTTGTTTATCTTTGTGCAGAACGGCAGATAGATGGACACCATCTGATCGTATACAGCCTGATTAGCAAATGCCTTTGCGCTTTGCTGAACCGCTACTGCTGCTACAGCACCTGCTGCACCTCCTCCAACTGCTCCCACTGCCAATCCCTTGAATCCACCAGCAAGAAATCCTAAAACTCCACCAACAGCAGCACCAAATATAGAACCACTAACAGCAGAACCACCCGCAGTAGAATCTGCAATTTGTTCGCCAAATCTGCCCTGCAACTGCAATCGTTCTTGTTCGTCAGTACCAATTTTACCCGATCCATTGGATATTTCAGAACTTATATCAGTGAGGCGAGTTTGATAAGAAGTTATAGTCTCTTCCAAAATCTGCTTGGCTCTCTGTGGATTGTTGTTTAGCATGGTTGCCATACTGTCGTTCATGCTTGGATCAACAACTTTAAGCGTTTTATCGCTGTTCATTACTTCTTGTAGTGCCGCAATGCCCTCATCTGATAGGGGACTACGCATTACATCCGCTTCGTTCCATTGACCGTTTTCAATCAGACTAGCAAGTGTCTTGAGATTTCCTATTTTCTTCTCGGTTTCTACCTGAGCAGCCTTGAGTCCTTCCGTCAGGTCTTTATTCTCCCACCGCCAAAACACCTTGAACTGCATGACATGGGGAACCTGTCCTGATCCAATCTCTACTGGATATTTTAAAATAGACGGACGGGTTCGTGAACCGCGTTTAAGGGGAGTAAACCCTTCTAGACTTTTGGAAATCTCGTCCTGAATCTGCTCTGACCGTAATTCATCAGAGATTCGCCCTGTGCGATTGCTGGCAACAAACGGCTTTCCTGTGCTTGTCAGTGCAACATCGGGACTTTTGGCAAATTTGTTGGGTACTAACATCTGAAGTATTCCTCTTGGGCGGTTGGCTACATATTTATGTATGGCATACAAAGGTATTTTTAAACCCGATAACTGCACCAAATACATTGGTGATCCCACAAAGATTACTTATCGTAGTATGTGGGAACGAAAGTTCATGAAGTACTGCGACAGCAGTTCAAATGTGCTTCGGTGGTCATCAGAAGAGGTTGTGATACCGTATATGAGTCCGCTAGACAACAAACCACACCGTTATTTTGTAGACTTTTTGGTGGAGATAAAGACTCCCGAAGGAATAAAAACTTGGCTAGTAGAGATTAAACCCAAGAAACAGTGCATCGAACCCAAGAAGAAAACCAAAGTCACTAGAGGATATATCACAGAAGTAAAGACATGGGTGGTGAATAAAGCCAAGTGGGAAGCAGCAAAACGAGTATCTGATGCCAAGGGATGGGAATTCAAAATATTAACGGAAGACGATCTCTTCAAGAAAAAACCATGATCAGACTAAGCGCACAAGAAGAACTACAAACTCTGATAGAGGAAACTACCTCTGCGCTTGGAGCCACGGATCAAACCTACATCCGTTTCTTGAAACTTCTACAGACTGAAGGCAAACTATCGGTTCCCAACCGAGTAATGCAGGGGCAACTATTATTTTTTAAATACCAACCCATAAGCGAATCTTTCATTGCAAGCAATAAATATTATGATAAGTATCCTTTAGTGCTGGTCACCGAACAGTATCAGGGAGGATTCGAGGGGGTCAATTTACACTTTTTGGATTTGGATAATCGTAAATTCCTATTCGACATCATAATGAGGAACCTGCCAGTCATTAAAAGTCAAGAAGAATGGCGAACCCGATTGCGTGTTGACTACGACCGATTGAATAGCAGCAAACGCTACAAGTATTTCAAACCTTGCTATAGGCGGTACTTGTGGAAGGGCATGAAGAAACGACCAACTGTGGTTCCGTTTGAGATGTGGGAAGACATGGTATCCGCAGAACTGCATCGGTTTGTTAAAGCCCGTGCGCCAACAATACACAGACAGTCAAATCTAAAGGCAATACGAGGAAAATAAATGTCACAAGTCCCATCAAATATTAATGAGATATTCAGCAGTGTATTTGCCACAGGTCTTGCGTACAGCAACAGATTTGAAGTACTGATTAACTATCCACCTGCATTTACATCTATAAGCAACGACTCCGCACGACAGTTGGCTGTTCGATGTGATGCAATAACCGTTCCAGGTCGCGGATTTTCTACTACGCCATACAGATTCTATGGACCAGCAAGAAATATGCCGTATGAACCACTGTACAGCGGGGAACTAACAATGTCTGTCATTGTTTCGGACGATCTCCGTGAACGAGCATTCTTTGAAGCATGGATGGACGCGGTGTGCAGTCAGAATAACTACAAGTTCAACTACTACGATCAATATACTGCACCACTAATCATTAGTGTATTAGACAGGTCAAGTGCGGTTAAGTATCAAGTATTGGTGGAAGAAGCCTATCCCAAAGCAATTGGAGATATACAATTAGCCTACGACAAGAACGATGAATTTGTACGACAAGATATCACTATAGCCTATCGAAAGTACTCTCCTGTCACGGTTCAACCAAACACATCACCACTACCCAGACCAAATTCACCCGCTGATGTTGCTCTAAATGGACCACCATCACCCGAAAAATCATTTGCAATATACTCACCCGCTCCTGGACAATTTTACAGAGTGGGATCTGACGGAACCGTGAATGGAATATATGATCCAGATTTAGCAAATGCGTTACAGACAAACAGCATAGTTCGGTGATAAATACAATGACTCTATATTAAAGGATTACCATGACCCGATTGAATCTAGTGAACTCTACCCTGCCGCAGTATTCCATGACTTTGCCAGTCTCTGGAATAACCACAAAGTTTAGACCTTTTGTTGTAAAGGAGGAAAAGATCCTTCTTATAGCATTGCAGTCCAAGAATCTGAATCAGATTAACGAGGCAATGCGAAATGTCATATTGGCGTGCACCAATAGCCAGTTAGATACTCGCCGTATTTGTGCAGCAGATTCCGAATACGCATTCCTACAGATTCGTGGGAAGAGTGTGGGAGAAGAAGTCAAGCCACAAGTGACCTGCACCAAGTGCTCCAAGTCAATCAATATAAAAATTAAACTAGATGAAGTAACCGTAAAGCAAACACCCAAGCCCACGGTGGATCCAAACATCAAGATTACAGATGATGTAACTATTATTCTACGATATCCGTCCATCCACGATATTGACTACAACAAAGACGAAGTAGAGATTGCATTCGAACTAGCCAAGCGATGCGTGGACGGAATCATCATGGGTGATCAGGTGTATCAGCACAGCGACATTGATCCACAAGAGTTGTCCGATTTCGTTGACAATATGCTGCCAGATCAGTTTGCTCAAATCATGGAATTCATGCAGAGCATTCCCGAACTGTACTACTCTTTCAAATATACCTGTCCCACCTGTCAGGAAACAGTATTGGTGGAGTTGAAAAGCGTATCTGATTTTTTTCAATAGCCCTCTGTCATAACGATTTGGGGGCGTATTTTCAACTCAATTTCATGCTGATGCAGAACCACAAGTACTCATTGGCAGAAATTGAGGACATGATACCTTGGGAACGAGAGGTATACATACAAATGCTACTTTCTCATTTGAAAAAAGAGAAGGAACAGGCAAGCGGCAGAAAACCATTGTGACCCATTTATAATGATGTAGAGGGAGTCCTATGGCTAAAAAAACAGAAATGACCGAATCAGAAATTCGCCGTGGGTTGGCTGCACGACAGCCACGCCAAAATGGCAGATTCGCATCACTGCCGCCAGAACAAAAAGTAGGTAATGTTCGAGCCTCACGCGCAAAAGCGTCTAGTGCTGTTGCTAGTACCCCTGCTGTTACTGATGTCCAATCAGAAAAAGAAATAGCCAACCAAATTGGATTACTTGAATCGTTAATAAAACAACGAAACGAGATGGGATTTGAAAGTAGTGAATTAGAAAATTATGTAGTGGGAATGAAAGGACAGAAGGGTGTTCGTTCTGTTGTAGAAGATTACATCAGATCAAACCGAGATAAATTCAATCAAGAAGATCCTGCTGGTGCAGCAGCATATCAATTGATGGAAGAAGCAGTTACTATATCAGAATCAGCGTTAACTGCTTCTCACGATCAAGCCAAACGCATCTATGCCCAAGTTAAATTCATAAGAGAACTTGCTGCAAATACACAGGGTGATCAAGGAGATATTGCTACAAAATTAGAAGAAATTATTTCTCCTATTGAAAAGCAATTAAAGAAGAAGTCATCATTCAAAGCATTTCTCGCTGAGAAGGCTTCTGACTTCAGAAAAACAATTCCCGAAAAAATTGCATCAAAAATTCCTGTTGTTGGCGGATTGCTTGGCGAATTCTTAAAGAAGAAAAGAGAAGATCGCGAAGATATCGAACGCTATACAGGATCTCTACAGAAGCAAATTGCCCGTAAGGGTCGCAGTGGAGAAAGTCTTAATGTTAGTGGAAAAAGAGGTTTTGCCGAAATAGGAGGAACATCTGCTGCCGATATTCCTGGTATGTTGGCAGGAACGGCATCAACACAATCTTCAACCGCATCTCCACAAACAGGAACTTCGTCCACTCTTGGCGAACTACTCAAAGAAGTTTCTCAAATACGAAAACTACTGCAAAACAAATTTGCATCAGAAAGCGATACAAGCGATACAGACGAACTCCAAAAAAGAGAATCTGAACTAGAAGGACTTGGTGCAGAAAAGCCTATCAAGGGAGAAGCAAAAAAAGGTGGAGGAATGTTGTCCTCTCTTCTTGAGAAATTAAGAGGAATGGGTGGTGGTGGAGGCATCATGTCTAGTATTGCAAGCGGTGCAGAATCCATTGGTAGTGCACTATTGGGTGCTCCAAGTCTAGCAATGAAGGGACTGCGTGGTGCTGGCGGATTGGCAGTGAAGGGACTTCGTGGTGCTGGCGGATTGGCAGTGAAGGGACTTCGTGGTGCTGGCGGATTGGCAGTGAAGGGACTGCGTGGTGCTGGCGGATTGATTTCTAAATTTGGAGGAGCCAAATCCCTAGAGTTATTTAAAACAACATCATTGTATAAAGATACTGCCTCAATAGGAAAATCGGTATCAGGTGTTACCAAGGGAGCACTGAATCTAGGCAAGAGTGCTGTTAGTGGAGTAAGTGAAGCAGCATCAGGTGTTACCAAGGGAGCACTGAATCTAGGCAAGAGTGCTGTTAGTGGAGTAAGTGAAGCAGCATCAGGTGTTGCTAAGGGAGCAATGAATTTAGGTAAGAGTGCTATCGGTAAAGTAGGTCAAGCAGCATCAGGTGTTGCTAAGGGAGCAATGAATTTAGGTAAGAGTGTTCTCGGCGGAGCAATGAATTTAGGTAAGAGTGTTCTTGGTGGAGCAGGTCAAGCGGCATCAGGTGTTGCCAAGGGAGCACTGAATCTAGGCAAGAGTGCTGTTGGTAGAGTAGCAAATCTAAGCAAGAGTGCTATCAGTAGTATTGCAAATACTGATGTTGCCAAGGGAGCAATGAATCTAGGAAAGAGTACTATCGGTAAAGTAGGTCAAGCAGCATCAGGTGTTGCTAAGGGAGCAATGAATCTAGGAAAGAGTGCTGTTGGTGGAGCAATGAATCTAGGAAAGAGTGCTGTTGGTGGAGCAATGAATCTAGGAAAAAGTGCTCTTGGTGGAGCAGGTCAAGCAGCATCAGGTGTTGCTAGTACTGGTGGTGGATTCTTTAGCAACCTTGCAGCAAAAGCAGGATCAGCACTAAGCAGCATGAATCCAGTGAAAGGATTAAGTTCCTTTATTGGAAAAAATGCAGGAAAGGTTGCGAAGAGCATTGTTAGTTTTCCTGGTCTTGGTGCCGTTATATCAACAGTAATGGGGGCTGTAGATATTGCATCTATTAAAAGTGATCCTGAACTATCAGTAGATGAAAAGAAAGAAAAAATAGGTCGATCTATTGTTGGAACTCTTGGTCAAGCACTCGGAACTATTGGTGGTGGTGCACTAGGAACACTCATACCCGTTCCAGGAATTGGAACCTTAGTAGGAACTCTTGGTGGAGGATGGGTTGGTGGAAAATTAGCAGAAATGCTTGCAGACCAAATTGGCGGCAAGGGTATCTACGACATGGTGGCTTCCATTCCTGGTGTTGGTTCTCTGATTGAAGTAGGCGGAACCGAAGATCAGAAAACAGGGAAAGAAGCAGAAAACGCAATTACTGCTGCTGCTACAAGTGCAACGGGGACAGCGGCAGAAGGTGGTGCATCAAGCAGTACTACAGTGGAAGGGAAGGTTACGAATCCTGCTACCGCAAACACAACTGTGGGTAGAATGGTTGCTCAAGCCACAGCAGAACAGAACGGATTGAACGAGGCTCGTAATATGCCCACGGCTACAGGTGGTAACACAAACAACACTGCAAATGTGCAGAACAAGATTAGCAACACCACAAACAATTTCAATGATGATATTCGAATTCGTAACAACGAACCAACCATCAAGCAGATGCAAGCATACTCTATTATGCCATAAAACAAAGAGGCGCACCGAAGTGCGCCCCTTTATTGCGAAACCGAAGGTCGTAAGTATTTAGTCTTCGCTTGCCAACTTCTCGAAGTAAGAAAGTGCGTCTTCGGTATCGTCGTCAGTGCTTTCCTTCACAGGCTTCTTTGATTGTGGTGCAGCCTTCTTTACAACAGGAGCCGCATCCTCATCATCAAATGAAGCCTTCTCTGCTCCACCCTTGTACGCATTCTCAGAGGTGGAGGCACGAATATTGTCACCCAACACATCACGAAGACGAGTCTTTAGTTCTTCGTATGTCTTGAATGACTTTGGATCCGTAAACTCCTTGAGGGAATACTGCTTCTTCCACAACTTCTCTAGAGCAGCATCGTCTCCACCAAGCACGGCAGACGGAGCAGAAAACTCGCTGCGGTCGTAGTTGGTGTAGCCTTCAACCTGACGAATCTTCAACTTAAAGGTTGCACCATTCCAAAAGTCAAAGGGATTGGTGGGCTTCTCGTCTTGGAACTGTGGATTCATTGCTTCCTGAATCTTCTCAAAAATCTTCTTGCCGTAACGGAACAAGAACACCTTGCCCTCATTCTGAGGGTTCTTTGGGTCGCTGACCACAAGAATGTTGCTGATGTACGACAACTTGCGCTTGCGATCACGCGCAATCTTCTTGTCATCATCGGAACCACTTGCCCACAACTGAGAGTTCATCTCAGACACAGGATCCTTCAGCCCAATGGTTGTAAGGGAGTTTTCAATGTACCAACCACCTGGTCCACGAAACCCGTGATTCCAAATACGCGCCCACGGCAAGTCTTCGCCATCAGGTGCAGGAAGAAATCTAATCTCTGCATAGCCGTTTCCTGTCTTATCGGTGTCAGCCTTCCACATACGGTCATCCTTGTAGGACTCCGACTTCTTTGCCATCTTGTCCATTTCAGAGGCAAGTGACTGGTAGTTTGAACCCGATGCCGACTTCATATCCTTGAATCCCATAGTAAACTCCTTGTGCGATTTGTACGATGTATTTAATGTGTGGTGAACAATTCACCACAACTATGTAGCCAATAGTACCACATAATCGTACCGAGTCAAGGTTAAACAGGTAGTTTTGATTTTTTAGGAAGCAGATTTAGTTCCTGTCCTTCAGCCTTTATTTTTTCAATAATTGGCTTGCTCAAGAACTTGGCTCCCACCTGTGGCTCAATGCCGTACCGTTCACATACCGCGATCACTGCGTCAATATATGAAACTTCATAGTTTTTGACATGATTTTCTACTTCACGGGGAAAACGGATATTGTTGATGTCCATGACGGGTTTACTTTCGGAAATATACATAGGGGGGTACTCTTATTTAGTCCTTGAATTGATCACGACACTGAAAAAGCGGAGAAGCAAATGGCAGCGACTAGCGACAACTACAACATTGTTACTGATGGTATTAGTTATACCATAGCCAGCGATTATGTCAATACCGCACATCATCAAATTGTCAAGATTGCCTACGGTGCAGACGACACAGTAATATATGCAAGTGGCTCCGCGCCCCTTCCAGTGGGTCTTTCTGGCTCATGGGCAAACTATGATTTTCTTGCTTCATCTGGAATTTACAGTCTTGCCACAACCATTGTAGGCACCACAGGAACATCTCTTACCGTTATGGGTGTATCGGGAGGAGGAGTTCCTATAGGTATTACAGTTGGAACGCTGAATGTTGCTCCAGTGGGTCTTACTGGCTCATGGGGAAGATATGAATTTCTGCCTACATCTGGATTTTATAGTCTTGCCACAACCATTGTGGGCACAACAGGAACATCTCTCACCGTTACTGGTGTATCAGGAGGAGTTGCTGTAGGCATCACGGTTGGAACGCTGAATGTTGCTGGTGTATCAGGAGGAGTTGCTGTAGGCATCACAGTTGGAACGCTGAATGTTGCGGGTAGCAGTTTCAGTATTCGAAACCTATACGGTGGAACCTCTAGTGGAAGTACTGTTGGAATAGATTATGTTGGTATTCAAGGAATCGAAAGTGGATACCCTGTTGGTATTACAGTTGGAACGCTGAATGTTGTGGGTAGCAGTTTCAGTATTCGAAATCTATACGGTGGAACCTCTAGTGGAAGCACTGTTGGAATAGACTATGTTGGTATTCAAGGAATTGAAAGCGGATACCCTGTTGGTATCACCGTAAGTTCTCCTATTCCTGTAACCGTATCGTCTTTCGCTAATCTATCCTTATCCAATCTTGGAATATTCGGAGTAACAGGCGCAACGGCTGTTTATGTTCAGGCTTCCGCGCCCCTTCCAGTGGGTCTTTGCGGTTCATGGGGAAGATATGAATTCCTTGCTCCATCTGCAATTTATAGTCTTGCCACAACCATTGTGGGTACAACAGGAACATCTCTAACCGTTGTGGGTGTATCAGGAGGAGTGGCTGTAGGAATTACAGTTGGAACTCTGACCGTATCTGCAACCGATTTAGATATTCGAAACCTGTACGGTGGAACTACTCTTGGCAGTACCGCTGGAATAGATTATGTGGGAATTCAAGGCATCGCAAGTGGATACCCTGTTGGTATCACTGTAAGTGCCCCTCTTCCCGTAACAGTATCGTCCTTCTCCAATCTTGGAATATTTGGAGTAACTGGTGCAACGGCTGTTTATGTTCAGGCTTCCGACTTTAGTATTCGCGGTATTACCGCAGCCACAGATAATATTACTGTATACGGCACAGGAGTCGAAAGCACTGTACCAACATCCTTGTACGCTTTTGCTGGTTCAACGGCTGCTATTGAAGCAGTCTATTCCACCAACAATGCACTGAATGTGAATGTGTCCACCATAACGGGTGTAACTGTATCTGCTACGGATCTTGATATTCGTGATCTAAACTACACCACAGACACCGTTACTATTGTTGGTCAGGGAGCAGCAGACAGCCTGTCTTTCTCTACTGTTCCAACATACATGAATGCAGCAGTGAGTTCAACGGGAACACTAACACAAGTTAGTGGTACTACGGGTGCAGGTTGGTGTGGTGCCGCAGTTAATATGTACCTTGTTAACTCAGGGTTCTCTTTTAACGCCTACGCCACATTCAGCGCACAGATTGGTATTACTGCTCCATCGTATGCTCCCATTCCTGTCACGGGAACCACGAGTGCAGAATACGGATTGTGGGTTGCAGGAGACACTGCCAACGGACCAGTAATCGTCAAGGGATATTCGGGTGGATTTATGCCAATCGAATTGGCAAATCTTGATACTCCAACATCCACAGTGAATGCCACCATTTCCCAAGTCAAGACTAATACAGACTTTTTGATTGCTGCAAAGAAGGCTCTTTACGATCCAACAGTTAGTGTTGGTGCTTTTGACTTTACTGATTCACTTTCAATTTATTCACTGGTCAAGAATGCTGTAAACACACAGTTGCAGACTCTTGCAAATACTGTATCAAGTGGTTCAGTTAGTGTGGCAATTGATTCTAACGCAACACAGCCGTTGTTCATGGCTCGTACAAATGTTGCAGGATATGTGGCAAAGAACCTAACCGAATACAACTCTAACGCAGGATTTACCTGTGCAACGGGTGTTCGTATCAAGGTTTCGCGTATTGCCACAGGAGCCAACTCATCACAAAATGAATTTATGTGTGTTGGTTCTGTAACAGACGCATCAACATACGGATTTACTGCTGGAGTATATTCGTATGTAATGTATCACGGAGATGAACTATTCCTTGAAGTAGACAACATTGACATGATCAATGTATTTTATCCACCGTATTCGGTTGGATTTGCACCGCACAACACGGGAACAGGAATCACCTTCTCGTTCTACGCTTCGTAATAGGAGCACTATGCTTAACTCTAGTTATCGCAATAATTACTCTAATTCACAGACCGTGAGAGCAACGGTATATGGATCAGACGGAAACAGCGATACCTATATTACGAATCTTTCAGCAGAAGTAAAGATAAAAGCATTTGATTCGTTCAGTTCCAAGTTTATTGAACTGAGTGATGTGCAGCAACCAACAAAAATAATTTCTGGATACTACACGGGTGGGGAC